CATGGTTGGGTATTACATTCTTGTGTATCTGAAAGTGGAGGACATGTCTCTCCTCCATATTTTACATCAACAGTTATATTTCTTGATCTATTTTGTGTTCCTCCTCCGCATTTAACACTGCAATCTGACCATTGAGACCAATCTCCAACCTCACAATTAATAGGACATGGTTGGGTATTACATTCTTGTGTATCTGATAATGGAGGACATGTTTCTCCACCATAATTAGGTTCTTTAATAATTTTTCTTGTTCTATTTTGATTTCCTCCTCCACATTTAACATTGCAATCTGACCATTTAGACCAATCATTTACCTTACAATCATTTATATCAAAATTTATATCTGTTGTATCTGTATAATTTATAGGTTCTAATTTTGGATTTTTTAATAAATCAGAAGTTAAACCATTTATTATATCATCTGTTGTAAATTTTGAATAATACGGAATAGGCGTAGGTGTAGAATAATTAGGGAAAGGTGTAGGAGTAGAATAGCCAGATACAGGGCTAGGATATGTAAAATATTCAAATGTTTCTTTAATATTATTTTTACATTTTTCTGGATTAGGAAAATTATTACAATTTTCTTTGCATAAATCTATTCTTTTTTTATAATCTAAATTATATTGTAATGGTAAATTTTTATTGAATACTTCCCATACTGATACTGATTTTCCAAATGTAACATCTGATATTATATGTGAACCCCATTTTTTCATAAAATTTATATAATCATTGAAATATTCTTCAGTAACACGAATATTATTTGATTTTGATTTTAATGGGTTTGATAAATCCTTTTCTATATTTTTCCATTCACCATCACTATTTTTAGTATCTTTTTCTAAACCTTTTCCGTATTGAAGTTCTTTGACATTTACTAATTGAACTAATTCATTTATAAAATCTGGATTTATATTATTTTCATTACTATATAATTCATTTAACATATATATACCAAATGTTTTTTTATTTGTATCAAATTGTAATCCACAAAAATCATCATTATTATTATTTAATAAAACATCTGGTTCTGTGTTATTATTTAATATATCATTTAAAGTTTTTTTGACATTAACAACTTTTAATGGCATTTTTTCTTCTAAAGAAATTTTATTTCCTAAAGAAATAATTATGTCATTAATATTTGTTTTAAATGAAAAAGAATTCTCTATATCTGTTAAATCAACTCTTTGTATCAATGGATTATCATTTGAAAAAGTTTTTACTAATGTATCTGATATAGAATCTTTTGATATATAAATTTCTTCTTTAAAAATTTTATTATTCATATTAGGTGGAAAAATTAATGCGCAAAAATTAACATCAGGTAAATAATAATTATAACCTAATATCGTGTCTTGTACATTTTCAGTATCTACTTGTTTTTCATCATTTAAATAAGCAGCTCTCATTAAAGAATTTAATCTTCTTTTATTATTTTGTATTTGTCTTAATTTTTTTAATTGAGATAATTTTTTATTATTATTTGTTTTTCCTTTAATGTTTTTGGTTGTTGTAAAATTTTGTTTTCGAAAAACAAAAAAATAAATACCAATACATATTATTATTAATATAACAATTACTAAAAGTATTATATATTTTTTATTCATTTATATTTAGTAAACAAATTTTTAAAAATATTTTATTAAAAATTTAAATATATTCCCAATGTTCACCTCTTTGGTTTAATACTAATACTAAAATTTTATTATAATCATCATCTGACATATTTTTAACAAAATTTATTGCATTTTTCTTATTTGTAAATATTTCACTATCAATTCCACAATTTAGTAAAATATTTAATGATTCATGTACTTCGAATTGGCCTACATAAGAATAATTTTTTCTAATAGATTTTTGTATTTCTAGGAAAAATTCATCAAAATTTCCAATTTTAAATTTATTATTTTTAATAAAAATTTTAACTACATCTCTAACATCTCCCATATCTTTTAATAATATTTTTAATGTTTCTTTAAAAGTTTTGCTATTTAAATTATTAATTATGTAATTAAAGAAATTTAAATATTGTTGTTTTAAATCATTAGAATTTGATAATTTATTCCTAAAATTGTTTATAAAATCTTTTTCATTTTCACAATTTATAGATAGACAATTGCATAAGTCTTCTAATAAATTTTTATATTTCAAAGATCTATAAATTGCACTATAAAAACAATTACCATCAGCTAAAGTTTTTTTAATTTCAAATTTATCTTTTTTTTTATCTTTAGGTTCTTCAGGAGCTCCTCCCATTCCAGCTAATATCTTTTTACCGATAGCACCTGTTTTAAGAACACATTTACCAGTCTCAGGATTTCTAATTTGATCACTTCTACAAGGTTTTTGTTCTTTATCTTTAGGATCTTTTTTAGGTTTTTCTTTTTTATCTTCTTTCTTTTTTGGTTCTTCAGGAGCTACTCCCATTCCGGCTAATATCTTTTTACCGATAGCACCTGTTTTAAGAACACATTTACCAGTTTCAGGATTTCTAATTTGATCACTTCTACAAGGTTTTTGTTCTTTCTCTTTAGGTTCTTTTGTAGGTTTTTCTTTTTTATCTTCTTTCTTTTTATCTTTTGGTTCTTCTCCTAATATAGAAATAATAGTTTTTGTAAAGATTTCTTCATATTTTACTTTATCAATTGTACCATCTTTATTAAAAAATTCTTTATTACAAATATTTATATCATTTTTATCAATTTTCTTATCTTTACTATGATCTATATAATTATACAATCTTTCGATAATAGTTTCTGAATCATAAAAATCTTGTTTTAATATATCATGATTATTTATTACTTCTTTTGTAAAAAAACAACCTTGTAAATAGTCATACCAACCTGTTCCACTCACTTTTTTTGGATCTTTTGCAATAATATTTAATATATTTTGTAAAAATTTATCATTTTTAGAACCTTGATTATAAAATAAATAACAAAAAGATTTTATAATATCTTTATTTTCAGAATAAATATTACATTGACCATAATTACATGGATCATCATCTAGTGGAGTATTTTTGCCAAATCTTTCACAATAAGATCTATCAAAATCATATATTAAAACCTTATAATTACTTGTTATTTTATACTGTTTTCCATTAATTATGTAAAGAAAGGTTCTTGGTTTATCAAGTTTTTCTAAAAATATGTTTCCAGCATGAATATCATTATGGACCATTTTTGATAATGACATTGCATAACATCCGGTAGCTATTTGAAATAAAATAGGAAATAATGGACTATTATCTACTCCTTTCATTTCTTGAATAATATCGATAAATCTTTTTGAATTAGATGGTATTTGCTCATTCATTATAATATCAAATGTAAAATCTTCTGGTTTAGATATATTATCATATCTATTTATTTTTATATTATCTATTGCTTTTCTATATCCTTCAACATTTTTCATGTTATTTATATTTCTATTTAATAATTGTTTAATTATTACTGGAGCAATTTTATTTTTTTCACTATAAATATGATCTTTTAACATGTTAAATAGATCATCATATTTACATTTCTCTCCACTTGCTAGATATTTTACAAAATTTGTACATATATTTAAATCTATTAAAGGTCTTATTACATCTCTATATATTTTTAGTTCATAATCTAAAAGCAATAATTGATCACTTTCTTTCCCAAATTTTTTAGCAGAATTTTCATTAATAAAAATTTTTAAAAACCCACTATATATTTTTTGATCTTGATAAAAAGTATTTTTTTTAAAATCAATAACCCATGTATCTGAAGGCGATGCAGAATTAGAAGGAAAACCTTTAATTTTTTTTATACAATCTTTTATCTCGCATACATTTGTATTTTCATCTAACATATAGTCTTTAGTCATTATTTATTTATAATAATAAATAATTTTATAAATTTTATATTTATATTAAAATAAATAATGTTTCAATATAACGGATTTACTAAGCCTGAAAATTATAAAAATATTTCTGACTTTTTTGCAGAAGAGAAAGAAAACCCGAATGAGTATAGGTGTATTGATGATTTTACAAAAAGAGAAATCCCAGCTAAATTTAATATTAAAAATATTGGTGATATAAATAAAATTAATGTAAAAAACAATTTAAAATATAATAATTATAATATTCAAAATAGAGACATGTTAAAAAATTATGTTAATTATAAAAATGCAAGTCAAACATTAGGTAATTTTTCAGATAATTATCAAACATTTACTGGAGTAGATTATCCTACTTCTTATAAAACTAATTTTAATCAAAATATGATGAATAATAATATGAATCATATTGCAAATAATTTATCAAGTGCTGCAGAGAATAATTTAAAAGGTGTTGATGTAAATAATAATTTTAAAGAACAATTTTCAAATCATAATTTTAAAAAAATAAATAATCCTGTAAATTTTAGCAGAGATAATATGTTTGAACCATTTGGTAAATTAGATGTAAAACAAGATGCTTTAAATAACATGAAAAATACAATGTCTAATAATACTAATATTAATTTGTTAAATAATAATGTTAATTTTATGAGAAATAATATAAAAGATACTATAAAAGATGAAAGTATTGTAGATTATAATAATGACAATAAAAAAAGTAATTTAAAAATTAAATGGGAAAATAAATACTATAAATCTACTTCTATGCCTGAAGTATTTGGTCCACCTATGTGGTTTACTTTACATAATGGTGCTTCAAAATATCCTATAAAACCTTCTCCTGTTACAAAACAAAGAATGATGTATTTTATTATGGGTATTCCAGTAATGATACCCTGTCAAAATTGTAGGGAACATGCAACAGCATATATTGAAAAACATATCGATAGTTTGGATGAAATTTGTGATAATAAAACAAATTTATTTAATTTTTTTGTTGATTTTCATAATTTTGTAAATAAAAGACTTGGAAAAAAGATTTGGACATATGAAGAAGCATATGAATTATATACTGGAGATGCTGAAATTGAAAAAATGAGTTATTAAGTATTTTTAAGCACTTTTTTTAAAATTTTCTTTTTGACAATAAATTTAAATTGTAACACAAATTTAATTTTTTTTTAATTTTTATTTTTAAATATTGTTTTAAATTAAATGAGTAAAAAAGAAGACGATACAACCAAAAAATTATTTAAAATGTTAGGTGAATCAATACTTTATGGTTCAATACAGTTCAGTATAGGTTCAGTAGAGATGTCATCTAAGTTCAGTGTAAAAAATTTTTCAACAAATCAAGAAACATTACAAAATGCTGCAGACGCTTTGATGGATTATATAAAGATTAGTTTTATATGGACTTTAGGTGTTACATTATTATTATATAGTAAATATGGATGGAAAGGAGCTATTTCAAGTATTATTTCTAACTTAATAGTTGTTATATGGATTTATTATAGCTATATGGATGCTTTTAAGATCGCAGTTAAAAAGAAACCAGAATTGAAAATGCCTATATTAAATTTAATCACACCATCTATTTATTCTGTAAATGTAAAAAGTTAAAAATGTAAAAAAGTTAAAAAATAAAAATTATTTTATTATAATAAAAATGTCTGAAAATTTAAGAGATATAAGAATGTGTGTTGAACAAACATACAATGTATTACCTCAAATGATTAATAAAGCTTTTAATATTAAAAGATATCATCCAAAAGTTAGAAATCTTGAAAAACATGCATTAAAATCAATATCATCAAGCCATACAAGTAGTTATGAAAAAATAAAAATGAAAGCTGCATTTGTTAGAAATAAATTATGGAAAAATGATAGTGTAATAAATGTTATGTTTGATTTTGATTATGAGGAATATAAAAAATGTCCGGCTGGTTATTATTGTGATCCTGATCCTCGAATTCCTTCTAATAATAGATATATACCTTTAGGTTCATATTATGATCATGACAAAAAAGAAATTGTTGCTATACCTGATAGTGATGAATCTAAAAGATATTATACGGTAGATGGTGTTAAAAGAACAAAGAAATTTGTTATGGCAACTGCAACTGGTGCAGATGGAAAAAAATTACCTATTGATCCTTTAGTTGATATGTTAAAAGAAGTTCCTATTACTGATGCAATAAAAACTATTGTGAAAGAACGTTTTGAACCTATATGTAATTTAACTTTTAATTTTGATAATGTATTAAGAGAGGATGCAGATATTAGAATAAAACTTGATCCAAATAATGGTTCATGGTCTTATATAGGTACTGACTCTACACTAAGTCCTCATGATAAACCATCTATGAATTTTTCTTGGTATGATGTTGGAACTGTTATACATGAATTTGGACATGCAATTGGTTTAATTCATGAACATCAAAATCCATTTGGAGAACCTGTTGATTGGAATGAAGAAAAAGTGTATGCATGGGCAAAAGAAAATCAGGGATGGGATAGACAAAAAACATATACAAATATTATAGAAAAAACTGATAAGACAACATTAAATGGTTCAGAATATGATCCATATTCTATAATGTTATACTTTTTTCCAGCTTATTTAACAAATAACGGTAAAGGTACTCAACAAAATTTTATTCTTTCAAAATATGATGTTTTTTATATAAATAGTACATATCCAACTAAAAATCCTAATGCAGCAAAAGAATTTTATAAAAAAGTTTATAATCAAGATTTAGGAGATTATAAACCAATAACAATTGGAGGTTCAGGTGATAATCCTCAACCTCCTCAACCTCCTCAACCTCCAGTTAGTCAACCTCCTATAGATAGAGGTTCTACAACACCAACAGATGAGACAGGTAAAACAGATGATAAAAAGAAGATTTTAATAATTGCAGGAGCTGCAGTTAGTATAATAGCTATAATTATACTTTTATATTTTCTTTTATAAATTTATTACTATATAAGTAATAAATTAACTTTCTAATTGTTCCTTTATAAAAGAGTAACCAAATGAAAAAAGTTCTAATTTTTCTTTAGAATTTATATTAAAATTAAAAAATTTTAATTTAGTATAATTTAATCTTATTATTTTGCATTTTTCTGAGGAATTTAAAATTTTATGTTCTGTTATTTGAGATATAGGTACAAACATTATTTTATATATAAATTCTAAAATATTAATATCAGGATCATTATTAAAATTTTCTTTTTTTGAGCTTAAAAGAATTCCTAATACTTTTTTACCAATTTTATCACCTATATCTATCGGAAAATTATCTGTTATTCCACCATCTATATAAAAACTATTTCCGTATTTATAGTTTTCAAATATAAGAGGTAGATTTGATGACATTCTTAATGCTATAAGACATGGTAATTCAGGATGTGTTTCAGCTGATATATATTCCGTTTTATCTTCTGTAATATTATAAGTTGTACAAATGAAAGTTTTGTCAAACTTTGTTTTTAGATCTGATATTGTTGGAAGGTAACCAATCTTTTCAATAGTCATTTTTTCTAAATGTTCATGAATATTGTTAAAAGAAACAGCTCCTACTCCATTTATCATCGCAACAATATTAAAGTGTTGCATTTTTTCTAATAATTGATTTTTACAAATATATACAATTATTTCTATTGGTGTATAACCTATAGCTAAAAGATAACATATCATAGCTCCAGCTGATGTACCAATATAGTTTTTTACATTTTTTAATAAAAAATTATCGTAAAGATATTGTAATGCTCCTAAAGTCATTATACCTTTACTTGAACCGCCAGATAAAACTAATGTATCATAATCTATTAGTATAACATTTTCATTATTTTCATTATTTTCTATTTTATCTATAGTATCAACTTTAGATTCAGTATTTTTTTCCAAATTAATTGAATTATTTTCACACTCAATTATATTTTTATTTTCAATATTTTCTATAATAGGATTTTCCATATTTTGTTATAAATATAATTCTTTTAAATTTCTAAAATTCTCTTTAGTAAAATAATACAAATAATTGATAATATTACTATAGCAATGATAAATACTGTATAATCATTTTTATATAATTGAGAACATACTTTGCAATTTGCAGCATGTTCAGCTATATCAGCACATGTATTTTCTTGTGTTCTTAATTTAGGTTTTTTATATGTATAATTTTCATTTATATTATAATAATCATCATATTCATTATAATAAGGATTATTAATATCATTAACTACTCCATTCAAATTTATATCTTTATTTAAGGTAGGATCTATATCCATATTATTTTCATTTTCATCATTGTATTCATTGTATTCATTTTGCCTTTCATCAATTTGTTGTTGTAATCTCTTATCTCTTAATTCCTCAAGTCTTTCATTTCTAAGTTCTCTTATAGATCCATGATATCTTTCTCCTTCATTATAATTTTCTTTTATTCTTGATATTTCAATATGATTATTATAAGGACCATTTCTATTATAAGGACCATTTGGATTATAAGGACCATTTCTATTATAAGGACCATTTCTATTATAAGGGCTATGTGGATTATGAGGAGCATTTGGATTATAAGGACCATTTGGATTGTAAGGACCATTTGGATTATAAGGACCATTTGGATTATAAGGACCATTTGGATTATAAGGACCATTTGGATTATAAGGACCATTTGGATTATAAGGACCATTTGGATTTAATGGTTTATAAGGTTTATAAGCATTATTTGGGTCTACATATTTTAAATTTATATTTTGTTTATTATTCGTATACATTCCAGATTCTATGGGTTTATTATTATTATTGTTATTTCTAATGAATTTTTTTACCTGATCATTTATGTCTAGAGGAACAAGATTTTTACTATCTATATCTTCTAAATCAGGTAAATCATCTAACATTGTTATATTATTTTGTCTTGAATTAGTCATATTTATTAATAAATATAAAAAAAAAAATTAAATAAAAAGTACATCTTCTGATGATATTATATTGTTATTTATAATACGTTCATAGATTTCTAATAAATATGGATCTTTTTTTGATGTTATAATATTTGTTATTATTTCTCTGAAATTATTTAGATCTTTTGTTTCTTCAATAACTTTATTTAAATTTTCACTCTTAATTTTTTCGGCTTTTTTTTTAGCTTTAAAAACAACTTTAACGCCTTTATTTACCAGTTCTTTATATTTTTTTGTTTTTTTAAAAGTTTTAAATTCTTCATAATCACCTGCTATAGAAACTTTTATTTTATCATCACATTTATCTGGAATATTGTAATCATCAATTTTTTCAACATCCATATATACTATTTTTTTTCTTGGCATATCTAAATCTATTTCATGTAGATTATAGTTATTTTCATTTAGTTCTATATATGCAATTATATTTTTTTCAGATTCTCCAAATGCATTTTGCATAGCAGAACCTGGATAATAAATATTACTTTGTATCTTTTGATTTGAATGTATATGTCCAGAAATTATATTAGGATAATTTTCAGGCCATTTATCTCCGATTTCAGAAATAATCGCGCCCATTTTGCATCCATAAAATTCTTGATGTGCAAAAATACAAGAGGCATCTTTCCAATTAATTTTTATTGAGTTAAGGGCTTCTTCAAACCTTCCTGGTGCAACATATGGTACAAAAATTATCTTTTGTTCATCAATTATATCATAAAAAGTTTCATCAATAATAAAAACATTACTCCATTTTTTCATTCCATTCATCCAATGATTTGTAGTTAAATATTGTTGATTATTTGTATAATCATGATTTCCTACAAGGACAAAAGTTTTGGCAAATTCACTCATCCTTTCTATAAATTCATATGCTTTATTTAAAGGAGTTGTATGAATTCTTTCATGTTCATGTAAAACATCTCCTAATATAACTATTAAATCAGGTTGTTTTTCTTGAACTAAATTCACCATTTTTTCAATGAATAAATTTACTTCAATTATATTATCAACCTTAAAATGTGGATCACCTACAACTATTATTTTTAACATTTATTATTTAATAAAATAATAAATGTATTTTTCATTTTTATTTTTTGTTTACAATAATAAAAGAAATGAAGCTTACCGAATTCTATTGTGTAAAATGTAGAAAAATTGTTAATTTGAAGAATGATGATATTTGTATAAAAAATATAAAAATAAAAAAATAGGAAATATTCCTGCTTTAAAAGGTAATTGTAAAAAATGTGATACAAATTTAACGAAATTTGTTAAAGTTTCTGAAAAAGAAAAATTAATGAAAAAATTTGATAAATGTTAATAATATTGTTGTTCTACACTATGAAAATTTTTCATTTTAAATGAAAAATTTTTTATATTTCATGTATATTATTAATCATCTTATCCAAATAATTTTCATCGAACATATATCTAATAACATAAGTAACAAATGGTCTTAATGTTATTTTCTTGTCTAAAATAAGTTTTAGAAATGTATCTAATTTTTCTTCATCTATATTTTCATAGAATGATAATAACTTCTTTATTTTATCTTTAAAAATATCATATGTAGGTTGTGTAAATTCAAAAACTTGAGACATTCTATTATATAATGCTTCACATTTACTTATTATTTCTTTATTATTTGCTGTAAAAAACCTTATTGTATCACCGTTATCATTAAAACCATCTAATGCATTTAAAATCTGACTCATTATATCAGATATTTTATCATTTTCTAAAAATCTATCGAAATCTTCAAATAATAATATTTTTAATCCTTTTTCCATGCTAGGACTTAATATTTTATCAATATTATCATATGTTATTGTATTTGGATTTACTATAAATATAGGTATATTTTTATTTGTAGCAATAACTCTTATTAATGTTGTTTTTCCAACTCCTGGTGGACCATATAATAAATAATTTATACTTTTCATTTCGCCAATACTTTGTAAAAAGTTATTATATCTATTATGATTATCTAAATCAGTATAAATTGTATCTAAAAATTTATCATAACCAAATAATTTTATATTACTATTTGAAAAAGATTCAGTCAATAACCAGTATCTTTGTTGAAGACTATATCTATAAATTTTATGTTTAATATTTGAATTATTTAATTTATTCAAATCTTCAAAATATTTTAATAATTTTTTATATTCATCTTCAGAATGGAAATATATATCTATATAACCTTGTTTTTCTTGATTATATACAAATACATTAAAATTACCTAATTTATGTTCTCCACTTTTAAGTAATGCAGACCCATATTCATGTATATCATTAACTTTAAAGTGCATTCTTATTGAACGTAATATTCCTCCTATATCTTGATTTATTATACATTTTATTCGAAATTTAAAATTTTCATGAACATTTAAATATTTAACAGAAAGTGATGTCATAATTATATTAATTATATATTTAAACCAACATTTTAAAACCTAATTAGGTTTTAAAATAATTTTATAATTGTTTTTTTGAAGCCTCTAAAAATGCTTTTTTATAACATTTTGAAGTATCAATTTCTCTATAAATATAAATACCTCTACAAGGTTTTATTAAAAATAAAAAATAATCAAATTGTTATTCATAACATATAAATTTTGCTTTAGAATTAATATCTTCTATTACTTTATTAAAAATTTCTCTATATGTAGAATCAAATTCGAATATTTTTTGTATTATTTCATTTGGCAAATTAAACATTATTACTTTTTAATAATCTTTTTTGTTGAGGTTTTTCAATTTTTTTTTCAGTTGAATTAGAATTTAAACTTAACTTTAATCTTTTAATAATTTTATTAATGTTTGTAGGAGTTTGATTATTTAAAATTTCGATAATTTTATCATAATTAATTTTATGAGTTTTACGGTCTTGAAGATACCAATTATGTGCTTCCTTAATTACATTAAATTCTTCTACTGGAACTGTAACATAAAGTTTCTTGATAAATCTATCTACATAAGCATTATATATACTTTTAGCCGCATCATAAATTAAATTTTCATAATCTTCGAAATCCTTGACATTATTTGGATAAAGATTTTTAAGCATTTTATTAACTTTATTATCCATTCTTACTTGTAAATATCTAAATTTAATTGATGGTTCGTTTCCTCTAACAGAATAGTATTCTGCATACTCTCTGTTTAAAATTTTAATTTGTTTGTTATTTGGAGCAAAAATAATTACTCCTTGCATTTCATTATAATCAACACAAGTATCTACATAATCATAAATTTGTTCAAGTCTATTAAAACTTAATTTTTCAGGATATGGAATATGAATATCTTCATCCATAGAAAGAACATTATTGATAAATGTTCCAACATGATATACAGTTGGATTTTCCGGTTCTTTACAAACAATTCTATTTTCGCTATTATTTAGTAATAAAAACATATATTGTTTATCTTTATCTAAAACATTTTCACAAAAGACATTGATAATATTATTCATATCATCATCTAACAAATTTACATCAATATTTTTCTTTAAATTCTCATTTATCATAAATTGTACTTTTAAAGCTTCTCTAAAAAAGTGTCCATATGATTGTTTAGATGCCCATTTACTTCTAAAAGCATCAAATTTCTTATTAGTAGAGACAAACCATTTATTATTAAAATAAAAAATTCTAATTAAACATCCTTCATAAGATTTATAAAATAAACATTTATCAAACACATTATCTAAAGATTTAGATAATAGATCATGATCATCTTCGGTATATTCCATTGTATATGGAAAACTGTTTAAAACTAATTTATCTTTATTAAAGACTAATCCTCTACAGTTCTTTAAAAACTCTGGATCGTCTCTTTTACAATTTAAATAACAAAATAAATCCAGACCGCTTTCAACATCAGAATCAACTAATCTAACATAGTTAGATACTAACTCAATATTCTTTCTTGTTAATTCTAAAGAAGACATATCTGGCATAATTTCGGATAAGTTATCCTTCATACTACTCATATTTAATGACATTGATTTTATTATAAGGGTGATTCTTTTTAAATCAATTAAAAATAAAATTCAATTTTATTTTTAAAATTAAATTTAAACCATATTTTATTTATAATTTTTAAGATCTACTATGTAAATTTATAAAATCATTAATTGGTAAACCAGAACAAATTTTAATAAAATTTTCTAATCCATATCTTTGTCTAAAAAAAGAATTAATCAAAGGTGTTTCATTATCTATTATAGGAGATTTGAAAAATAAAGATAATAAATTTAAATTTGAATACTTAATCTTCTTATCAAACTGTTTTATTTCCGTTATTTCAACTCTTGATAAAAATTCTGCAAACATTATAATGTCTAACATTAACGGTACTGCTAAAAGAGTATCTTCACACACATTATATATTGATAAAGTATTTTTTCCATCTAAAAATAATTCAGAAAAATACTCATCAATAGCTCTTTTAGAATCACCTACAGCTTGAATATATTTTATAATAACCTCATGTTCTGGTTTCTTATTATTAAATAAAATTCTATTTTCTTCAAAAACATCATCTATAACATTTCTTTTTGTTATTTCTTTACTTCTAAATTGGTCTTCTTCTTTTAAATTACGTCCATCATTATTTCCTAAATGATTATAAGAAACAATTGATAAAGGTTTAATACCAGAGGAAGCAAGATAATCAACAAGAACAGATTTCAATTTTGTCTGTCCAGTTTTAAAATCTTCACCTGCAACAAAAGTATTATTATTTTTAGCAAGCTCCAAAATTGCTGGAGAAATTGTATTTTGTGGAGAACCATTAATAAATATTGCACCAGCCATTGTAGATGCTACTGCAAAAATAGTAGAAGGAGAAACTTCCGGATCAGATCTAGAAATTGCTTTAGACAATTCTGACCAATTATTCCAATTATTTTTACTAAATCTTTCAGTAGATGCCGACCATAATACTATAACTTTTTCTAAATTATGTCTTATCTTAAATGAATCAATATCGGATTTAATATTAAATAAGTCTTTCCATTTATCGTTAACAAACGTTTTTGTATTATTAATTCTATCTTTTTGATTCTTTGCTATAAAAGAATCATAATAGATTGATGCTAATGGTTTAATTTTTATTAAATCTTTTTCTAATTTTTTTAATAAATCTGGATCTAATATTTTATTTTTTTTACATGCTTCATATAAATTATCTTTGCAAATATCCCATCCATCAACTACAAGCTCATCAATATTTCTAAAATTAACAACTTCTTTAAATAATTTTGTAACAGGAACATTATTCTTATAACCTAAATTAATACTACCATATTCATAAATTGAACCATAAAAATTAATATCATGTTTACCATTTTTATTTTCCCAATTTAGATTTTTTTGTTTTGCTAGAATACTTGCTAAAAATGTAGATCCATTATTACCACCTAATCCAACAATCATTATACCCAATTTTTTAGAATTGTAATTATTAACATTAATTTCAAATGATCTATTATGATGTTTTATATTTAAATCATCATCAAAATCAAGAGAATTATAATTATAAATATGTTTCATTTTATTAAAAATAATTTAGACTTTAAATTTTTAATTATAAAATTTAAAAATTAAGAATTTATAATAAAATGTCTACTAGGGAAGATTTAAAAAAAAAGTTAAGAGATAAAATAAAGGGAAAACAAATTATTCGAACAACAAAAGAACAAAAAGAAACATTAATTGATAACCAATTAAAAAAAGCTGGAATTGATCCAGAAACATTTAAAGAACAAATGAAAAATATAAATCCAAATTTATTGAAAGAAGAATTGAAAAAATTAAATATTAGTATTTAAAAATTAAAATTTTAATTTTGTTTTTAATAAATAAAAAATGGCATTAGACACAAATACTTTGTCAATAACATATATAATTACATCGTTAATAGTTATTGTTATTTTAATATTTATGATAAATAATTGTAAAAGAGATAAAGAACCATTCTGTGCATGCAGAAATATGACATCTAAAAGATGTCCAAATCCTGAAGTATTAACAACTTTGTATAATAATGGCGTTCTAACTGAAAATACTAATTTTGCTAAAATTCAGCAAAGTAATCCTTATTGGAAAACAATAATGCCAGATGATATTTTTGCAAAACAAATGAAAGATAAATGGGCATTAATAGATAAAAATTATGAACAAAATAAATGTCATTAAAAAATAATTCCTATTTGGAAATTATTTTTACTTATTTTCTTTTATTTTTAATTTTTTTATGTTTTTTCTTAAACATACTATTTGATTATAACAATCTTCTAAAGAATTATGACTTACATTTCCAATAGATGATAAATTTATTTTTCCTAAATCATATAAAGTTCTAGTATCTCTTAGCATATAATATTTCCATGGAATATTTAGTTTACATGATTTATAAGCATTTTCTAAAATAATACAATCAAAATTAGGAGAATTAGCCCAAAAATATTCACAACCTCTTAAAAATATAGATAATTTTACTAATGCAATTTTTATAGGAATCCTATTTTCTTCACTAAAAATCTCTTCTTGAGATTTTTTATCTTGTGTTTTCCACCATTCTAAAGTATTTTTATCTACGTGCATACCAAGATCCTCACATGATTCTCTATCAATACGAAAGTATAAAGTTTCCATTTTATTTAATTCTTTAACATCTTCATATCTATTAAATTTAATTGCTCCAATAGTACAAATAACTGCATTATTATTTGTAGATAAAGTTTCTAAATCTATCATAACTTCTTTCATCTTTTAACCTTTCATTATTTTAATTAAATTCTTTAAGTTCATATTCAATCATTTCATTAATTATATCTTCAAAATTATATTTTATATTCCATTTTAATTCTTTTATTGCCTTACTTGCATCTCCAACCAAAGAATCAACTTCTGTAGGTCTAAAATATTTAGGATCTATTTTAACAATTATTTTTCCAGGTTCTAAAATAGAACATTTTTCATCTATTATTGCAATCTCATCAACACCATTTCCAATCCATTTAATAGGTATTTTTAATTTATTAAATACCATATTAACAATATCTTTAATTATTATTTTTTCTCCGCTTGCAATTACATAATCTGTCGGAACTTCATTTTGTAACATTAACCACATTGCTTGAACAAAATCTTTTGCATGACCAAAATCTCTATAAGAATATATATTTCCTAAATATAAACAATCCTGTTTTTTTTTACTTATAGATACTGCTGCGCGAACTATTTTCTTTTCTACAAAAGTTTCACCTCTACGAGGACTTGTATGATTAAATAAAATACCATTAACAGCAAATAAATTATATGCCTCTCTATAATTTTTTGTAATCCAATAACCATATAATTTTGCAACTGCATATGGAGAACGAGGATTAAATGGAGTATCTTCATTTTGTTTTTCATTATAAATACCACCATATAATTCAGAAGTGCCTGCTTGGTAAAATTTAATTTTTTTATTTAAATTTTTTTCTAAATTTCTAATACATTCTAAAATTCTTAAAGTTCCTAAACCGTCTACATCTGATGTATATTCAGGAATATCAAAAGAAACACGAACATGTGACATTGCAGCTAAATTATATACTTCATCCGGTTTTACTTTATTCAAAATAGTTTCTATGCTTGATGTATCACTCATATCACCATAATGTAAAAATAATCTTGCTTTAATATTATGTGGATCTTGATAGATTGAATCTAATCTTTTTGTATTTATTTGAGAAGTTCTTCTAATAATTCCATGAACTATATAACCTTTATCTAATAAAAATTCTGCAAGATAAGAACCATCTTGTCCACAAATACCTGTAATTAATGCGGTTTTATTCATTTAATATATTAAATTTTAATTTTTAAAATTGAATTATATTATAAAATTAAAATTTTTAAATTTAAAAATGAGTGAATTTCCAACAATTTTAAAAACTGAAGATAAAAATAATTCAATTTCTATAAGTCCTCACAAAAATATTACTAAATATATTGATTTTACAGAAGATTTTAAAAAAGAATTAAAAAATTTTAAAATAAAAGCTCAAAAACATATAAACTATTTGAAAGTTTTAATGTTTATAATAGTTGTATTTTTAAATGAAATAAATAAATTTACAAATCAACAATTATTTTACATTTCATTTATAATTATTTTTAATATTGCATTTTCTCAAAACTTATTAAATAATGTTCCAAAAATAAAAAAGTAAGTTTAAAAATATTTTATAATATATTTTTTTAAAATAAATGTCAATTGTTGCATTATCTTCAATATCAACATTAGTTGCTAGACAACTATTATATCCAGAATTAATTATAAAAACTATTACAACAATATCTACAAATCTTATTTCAAGTGTGCATTATTTATCCACAATTTCTAAAAATGATATAGAATTACAAAAATTATTAATTACTTCTGATATAACACAAGATATTTTAATAATTAAATCTTTTATAGAAGAAAATAAATATTCAGAAGAAAGTCATACAATATTAGCATGTATAAATAATTTGAATGAAACATTGTCTGATTTAGAATTAAATATTAATTCTATTACAAAGAAAATAGAAGAACATAATAAGTTATGGTTTAAATATTTTAGATATTATGATATTTCTAATGAAAAAGAAGTTGTTCCAATATTAATAGAAAAATTAAGACATCGTTTTAATATGTTAATAAAAATATCTGGTATTATGAAAAAGAATTAAAATAATTTAAATAAAATAAATTATTTTATAATAAAAAAATGACTTCAAGAAGAAAACAATCTACAGGATCAAAAATTTATAGCGGAGTATCAACATTTGGAATGATAATGGCAGATTTTAAAGCAATTATTGGAACTATAATAGGTATAATAATGATAATTGCAGGAATAGTTTTTATAAGAAGACAAGGAGTTTATACACAACAAGGAACAGGTATAGTAAAAAGTACAAGATGTGATATTCCTACACCTATTACAGATGATCAAGGAAGATTAATACAACCTACTCAATATAGATGGAATTGTACTATTACAGTATACAATGCAGATGACACAGGCGCAAATCCGACAACTAAAACTATGCAAAAAACTTTAACAGGAAATAATCCAACATTACCACCTACACAAGATGGAACAACTATTCCAATATATATAAATCCTAAAGATCCTAAAGATTTTTCATTAAGTTCTGATGATACACACGTTTTAGGATGGATTTTAGTAATAATTGGACCTATTTTAATTATTGGAACTATTGCATGGGCTTATTTTGCAACTAAATATAAGATTATAGGTGCATATGAAGGAGTTAGAACAGGTGTAGATATGATTAGAGGTGATTAATTCAAATATAATTAACAAATTATTCAATATATAAGTTACTTACTTATATATTATAAATCTAAAGTTTTATTAAAATGTTCGTAATTACACAAAGATAATTGAGTATTTTGAGTTGTAAATCCATTAATATCTAATCTACAATTAACTTCTTTTAAAATATCGCATAATTTTAATTTACCATTTACAAATCTAGATGAACTTTCAGAATTTTTAATTAAATTATTTTTTAAACATTCTAAAAGACAATATGTGAAAGCTCCAGTACCTTTATTATTTACAAATGCATCTTCTGAATATTCATTATCTTGACAACCTGAAAACATATATACATTTCCTATAATTTCTTTAGATTTCTCTACTGATAATTTAAAAGAGTCTGTCCAATCAGTTGAAACATAATTTTCAACGGTATTCTTACCTTTTTTCAAAGAACATGAAGATTTATAATTATATTTAAGATCTAATAGAGTACCAGAATTACAACAATCAAAAAAACACCATAATGTAACTCCTTTTGGTACTTTTTGAACTAAATTTTTAAATAACCAATCATCTGTTAAAAAACCTTTATTATCTATATCTAAAGGTACTAAAACTTCATCAGAACCATCTGTTTCATCGTTGGTTTTATCCTTGATATTTGACCCATGTCCTGAATAAGTAAAAACTAAAATATCACCAGGTAATACATCAGAAACTAACCATTTTATATATTTTTTAATATTAGATAATGTAGGTTTATTTTTTGTATCATCAGTTAAAATTTTAATATTTTTACTATTAAACAAACAATTATTTGTTAAAAAATTATACATATTATTTGCATCACTAATACAACCATTTAATTCATATTTTGAATTTTTATAATTTAAACCTAATATTAAAGCTTTCTTTGAACCCATATTTTTATTTTATAAAATAAAATAAAAAAATTTAAAAATTTAAACTCCAAGATACTTTTTATTTTGCGTATAATATTGAGTTTTCATTAAAGGAAAAATAACAGGATTAAGTTTTAATGAAGATTGATTATCTTGATACATTTGTTCTTGTATTTTATCATATTCTGTCCTACGATGAATATATTTACATGTACAACATGAACCTTGACAATTATAATTTGTTTCTTGTTTCAATTTATCATAATAATTTTGTGGAAAAACTTTACCATTACTTAAATTACTATAGTTATAACTTTGCATTTTTTATTTATTAGTAAATAAAAATAATTGTTTTTAAAATTATAATATATTTATATATTTTGTATCTGGAATTTCATTCGGAATAAATTTTTGGGTAGAACCTATTATTATATCAGGAATATTATCAATAAAATCATTAGATAAAGTATGGATAATATATGGATTAATTTTTATAATATCATTTTCTTTAATTAAAATCATAAATATAATATTGGGTTCATGATTAAAAGCAGTTAAAAATAAAACTTTTCCTTTATTAATATAAAAATCTTCTATTTGTTCATAATGAAAATGATTTCCTCTAACGGAATTTTTATTTAATGTAATTTTATATAATCTATTAGAAGATAATGAAGATATTTCTACCATATCTCCTCTATCCTGTATTAATTTGCTACATGTTTGTATTTTAACCTGATTTTTAAGTTCGTAATAAGTTTTCATATTTTTTTCTAATATTTTTATTTCTTCTAGTAAATTTTCTTGAATGTATTTATTTTCTATTTCTGAATTATCTTTTGGAATACTATTATCTCCATTTAATATTTTAAAATTTTCAGGTATATTATTATTATATATAATATTTAATAAATCATTTAAATTTAAAGTATTATTTGATAAAATATTAAAAATACCGTATTCTTTCTTATTTAAAATTTCTTTTATTATTTTTACAACAGATTCAATAGAAATCCAATTTCTTATACAATTTTTATTTATATTTTTTATATCTCTTATATTATTTATTTTTTCATATATTAATGTTGATAGAAGATTATTATAATATGGTTTACAATCATAACCATAAATATTCGTTGGTCTAATAATACAAAACTTAGTATTATCGTAATTTTTTAATAAAAATTCTTCACCTTTTAATTTCGATTCTATAAACCATTTTTGATAATCAGGTAAATCAGAAAAATTAGTATTTTTAAAACCATTTACCATATAAGATGAAATATGAATAAAATATGGTTTACTATTTTTTATAATATCAAATAATTTTTCAATAAATAAATAATTACCTTGTTCAAAATCACTATATGAATTACCTCTATTAACTCCACAACAATTTATTATAATATCTTCATTTTTAACATTTTTTAATAAATTTATTTCTAAATAAGATAAGAGTATTATATTATTTATTTCTTTTTTAATATTAATATATAAATGTTTTGAGATAAAACTATTTATTCCAATTATGTAAATCATTTTATATTTATTTTAATCATTTTTTAAATAATATAATTTAAAAATATATTTTTTTTATTTAATATAAAAAATGAATAAAGAAAGTATATTAATAATTGGAGGTACTGGATCATTAGGTAATAAACTAATCGAACGGTATATTAATAATAATATAATTTATGTCTATTCTAGAGACGAGTCAAAACATTGGAAAATGTCAATAGAATACAATAATAATCCAAATTTACAATTTATAATAGGTGATATAAGAGATTATGATAAATTACAACAAACTTTATTGAGAATAAAACCATCAATTGTAATTATTGCGGCTGCATTAAAACATATTGATAGATGTGAGTATGAAACAAATGAATGTTTACTTACAAACATAAAAGGTACACAAAATGTTCTTAATATAATAGAAACTTTTGAAAATATTTTAAAGATTAAAACTGTATGTTTTGTAAGTACAGATAAAGCATGTAGCCCAGTTAATATTTATGGAATGTCTAAAGCGATATCTGAATGTTTAATGATAGAAAAATCTAAAGAAATACCTTTTATAAAATTCATAACAGTTAGATATGGTAATGTATTAAATTCAAGAGGTAGTATAATTCCTACTTTACATGATATAGGAAAAAATGATAAATATAAAAATTATAAATAATTTT